GTGGGATGAAAAAATGTATGGTGGTAGTACAAAAGATTTATCAGGTTACTATAGCAATCAATTCTTTTCAGAAAAATATGACCCTAATAAAGATATACAAGGTGCATATAAAACTAGAAGAGTTTATGGTGCTATGGCTGGATATGATGAGCCACAGAAGATTGTAACAGGGCTGCAATTACTTCAAGCAGGTATTATAGACACACAAACATTACAAGAAAACCTTGATGGGTTAGATAACCTTACTATGGTAAATACTAGAATTACAAAAGAAAAAGCAGATAAAATATTATTTGATACATTATTGGCTCAGGCACAACAAGGAGACCCTAAAGCAACTATGGCTGTTGTGCAGATAAGAAAGAATCCATCAGATATGCAAAATATCTTAGATAAATTCTTTACTGCAGAAGAACCAGAGATACCAAGTGCAGAACAAGAATTGCTTGGAGGAGAGGCTCTACCACCACAGGGTCCTCCACCAGGCATACAGCAATTTTTAGCAGGATTAGGTGGATAATGTCAGTTAATAAAGATTTTGCAGATATAGTTCATAATTCATTAGGGGAACTAGATGAAATTGGTGACAATATAATATTTCAAGCTGGTGATGAAACAAAAATATATCATGACCAAATGCCTCCTTTAGCTTTCCCTTTTGGCTACATGATTATAAGTTCTACATTTATGTTTTATGATGATGAGGAGAATAAAGATGGCTACGAGGAGTAATTCTAATAAAGGTGTTACAGGAAGAAATAGCAATGTACCACCACCAGCAAGAAACTTTAATGACAATACACAAGCTGTCAGAAGAATACCTGGTATGGATTATGGCGAACAACAAGAATTAACAGAGCAACAGAAAGCTGCTCCTTTACCAAAAGAAGAAACACCTAAAGCACCTGCTAGAAAATTTAGTCCTGTAGAAGTATTTGGAAAAACACAAATGGAAAAACAACCTTTAACAGATGGTGCAGCACTAGGACCTGGTAGGACAGGAGTAACATTAACACCACAAGAAAAAGGTGATTTGTATGCTATTGCATTAGCAGAATTATTTCCTACAACAGATACTGTTTCTTTGGCTAATGATGGACTAACTGTACTTGAAAACAGATAATGGTTTATCAATATACACTTGGAGATGACTTCAAAAGTAACTCTGAAAAAAAACAGTTACAAAAACAAACTATAGAGGATTACAAAAAGTTTAGTTTAAACGCAGATAAAAAAAATAGAGCTATGACAATCAAATATACCTATCCTTTTTTATCTACTGGTCTTATAAATTCATTAGTACAAACAGGTGCAAACAATGACCAAATAAAACAAGCAGCAGTTGAACAGATACAGATAAATGCTGCTAAAAATAAAAACTTTACAAAAACACCACCTGAATATGCAGACATAATAAAAAACGAAGAAGATGAAAATGGTTTTTTTGGTGGTGTAAAAAGAAGTATTAGATTTGCTTTTGATGTTTGGAATCACACACAAGAACAAGTAATACTTAGAGGTCAAAGAGGTAGGATACTATTTACAAAAGAAGTAGAAGAAGATTTACAAAAACAAGGTTTGACTTCCTCAGAAGCACAAAGAGTTGCTGGAATATTTACTAGCAATTTGTTACCCTTTCCTGCTGCATCTACAGAAAGAAAAGCTATAGCTAATGGTTTAGGTAGATTAATTGCAAGAAAAGATTTTGGTATATCTGAAAACTTTATTGGTGAAGTAGGAGCAAAAAAAATTGCAGGTTACTACGAAACAGCAGGACCATCATCATTAGAGTACACATTAAGAAAAGTATCAGAAGAAGCAGCATTAAATCCTGATGACTATATAAAAAACATACCTAAAGCATTTGGTAGATTAGGGGTTGGTGGCGTTGTTGACAAGTATGATGAACTTACTGGTACAGGTTTTATACCTGCTGGAGAAGCAGAAGAAATAACATCAGAAATAAAAGAAGCTAATAAGTATAACGATAGAAGTATTACTACTGGTAGATACATAGAAAATCAATTAGGAATACAAGGTGATGAGGGTTTTAACATTGTATCAGGAACTATTGATGCAGCTATCCTTATACTTACTGACCCTGCTGCACTTATAGGTAAATCTGCAAAAGCTATAAAAGCAGCTAGAAATATACAAGGAAAAATAAAAGAAGCAGTAAAAGCAGGTAATATTACTGATGCTAAAACTCTTGCAGATGATTTTATAAAACAAGACATGGGTAAAGAAGTAGCAGATTTAATTGTAAAAGATAAAAGCCCAGATAAATTTATTAAATTACTTGATGCTAATAAAGACCCTGCTTACGCTCTTAAATTATTTGATGCAGAAAACGCAGATGATGTTGTCAATGCTGCTAGTGATGCAATACTAAATGGCACAAGTTGGAAAGTCCCAACAATCAATAGAACTAAAATTATACCTGACTGGCTTAATGACTATACATATAAAACATTTGGACAAAAAAGAGCAGCAGCAAAAGCTACTGACCCTCTTAGTAAAATAGGAAGATATATACCAGAAAATGAGGTTAACTTACAAGATTGGCAACAAACTGTAAATACACTTGTAAGTCATGGAACTGTAGGTAAGTTGCCAAGAAAAGACCTTAATGACATAGCAGTAAAGGTTACAAGAGCATTAGTAGATGAAGATTATCGTAAAGCACAAGACATTCTTGCTGATGATTATTATGGGAAGCTAATAGAAAAATTAGCAAATAAACCTGAAACAGTATCTTCTTTTAAAATACATCAAAACAAAATGCGTGGTTTTAGAGATAACAATGTTTTATACAGCATTGACCAAGAAGCATACAAAGCAGGAGAAGGACTAAAGCCTATAACAACTGGTATGCAGAAGTCTACAAAGATTGGAGATACATCAATAAACTTACAGACACCATTTCCTGACCAAGTTATGGATAGAACATTTTACTTTACTGACCATAGAGATTTGCGTAGAGCAGTCAAAAATGTAGATGGCATAGTTGCCAAGTCATTTGCTAAAGTATCAGATAATTTTAACGCAGATACACCACTTGGTAAGTTTTTTGCACAAGCAGATGTTAATGCTAAAGATGTACTAGGTAAAGCATCTGATGCTTACAGCGATAAAATTATAGACAAAGTGTGGACATTTCAAAGAGCTTGGTCAACAGCTAACTTACCTTTTAGACTTGCATATCCACTAAGACTTGTATTAGAAGGGCAACCTCGTATGGCTGCATTTGGATTAGATTCAGTTGTTAATAATCCTAAATCATATTTTGAATATTTATTAATTTTAGATGAAGATGTTGTAGGTAATAAGTTTGTACAAAACGCTTGGAGTAAAAACAATAGACAACTGCAACAACAATTAGATAAAGCAGTAGGTAACGCATCAGGTAAACATTTTGGACCTAAAGCTATAAGAGGATTTGTAAAAGAAAACTTTTCTGAATTTACACTAGGTGATGGCGAACTAGATAATTTAGATAAAGTTAAAAGATTTGCAGAAGGTATAAGAATACAGTTAGCTGGTATATGGAGAGAAGATATTGCACAAAATATTGCTGAATACACAGTTAATACAAAATCATTAGATGAACTTGCAGAGAGGATGTGGAATGGTGACTTAAAAGATGTAAGACTAAATTATGAAAAAGCATTAGATAGAGTAGAAAGACCTACAAACATAGAAGGCGTAAAACAATTTATTAATGGATATAAACAAAGAATCAATGAATTAACTGGTGGTGATATAGAGTTATTAGAATCTATTGCTACAGGTAAATATAAAGGCATAGATGTTAGAAGTTGGGATAGAAGAAAAACAGATAATGTAAAAGTTATTATGAAAGGCATACAAAATATGCTAAAAACTTCTAGAAATAGACCTTTTGCTATACCAGCACCAGATGATTTAATTAACAATACATTTAAAAATTATAAAAAAACACAACTTGATGACACACCATTTTCTTCATTATGGTTTATGGCAGGTGCTATTGAAGCAAATACAAACAGAATACCTGCATACAAACAATTATATTTTAGAAGTGTTGCTGATGATTTAATACAAGCAGATGACAAAGCATTAAAAACATTGTTGCAAAGAATAGATAAACTACCTAAAGCAGTAAAAAAAGAACTTACAGAACTATATCCTGATATTCAAAAACTAGGCTCTAAAATAAACAAAAACAATTTACAAAAATTATCTTTAGAACAAATTGATTCAAGGGCACAGTTATTTGCTTTAGAAGAGCATAACAGAATATTATATAACTTATCTCAAAAAGGTTTAGTTGCTGATGGTTTACGATTTGTATTTCCATTCTTTGAAGCATACAAAGAAGTATTGTTATCTTGGGGTAAAGCATTATCTATAAATCCAAAGTATGCACATAGAGCAGAAATGGCTATAACTGCTGGTAGGAGAAATGGCATTATATA